GGTTTTCTGTTATCCTTAAGGCAGTGGGTTAGACCTAACTCGCTTGGTGTATGAAATTCATACACTTACCCAAAACAAGGAGTAAAAGAAATGACAGCAAAAACAGTAATGACAGTAAAACCAGTAAAAGAAATTCCATTGAAGGTTAAGGTTGCGAAAGTAAAGTCTGCGCCTGAAGTAATTGAAGCAGACCAAGAAATTTGCGACTTATACGCTGGCTTAATCAACCAGCAGGGAGAAATGGAATTCATCATAGAAGTTGCTTCTCGATTAAATCGTGGCGCAACTTCCGTGCGAATTATCCAAGCATCTATTGAACTTGCTTCATCTATGGGAAACGCACCAACAATTAAAAAGGGACATGCGCAATATATTGTTACTGCTTCCAAGATAATCGAAACCCAAGCGGGCGCGGATACTTGGCCAGTGGCGAAATTATTAAAACTCGCAACACGTTTGCAACGTCACTCTGGCGTTGAACTTGTTGATACTGCGCTTACTGTCACTAATTCCGTTGAAGAATTAGACGAGGCAGTGCCAGTGATAAATACCAACAAGCGGGGCACCAAAGGCACCAAAATTGCCGAGTCTGCACCAGTGGCAAAGTTGCGCACTGTGGATGAGGTTTTGGCGGTAACTTTCGCAGGGCTTCAATCACTAACCAAGAACCCACGAGACCTAAAGGCAACAGACCTTAAAACCCTTAAGGCAGTAAGCGAATTGCTAAAGGTAATCGCGGAGAATTCAACCCCCAAGAAGTAAAGAGATCACGAGAATAGCCCGCCGAAAGGCGGGTTATTTTTTTGCCCAAAATTCCCGCGATGATCCATGCGACCCGCCAAAGTGTATGAAATTCATACGCGCCGAGGTCGCGAAAGTTTGTGTTGGGGCTCCTTCATTACGCGATGGTTTGCGATGGTTTGTGTCGGGCAGGCTACTCCTTCACTACGCAATCGGCTCTGAATGGGTCATTCCCGAGTCCTAAAATAATACGGCCAGAAGGCCGACTTGGCTTGCATTAGATATGGCATTAGGCTATTATTGGGTTATCGGTTGAGCCATGCTCATTACTGATAAGGGTGTATGAAATTCATACACTTACAAGCGAAAGGTTAAGTTATGACTAACGCACAACTTCTCGCCCGACTAGAAGCAATCAACCAAGAATATAAAGAAGCAACCCACTTGGAAGTTCTTGCCAATATCGAGGCAGACAATAAGCGCAAGGAAGCCATCCGCAAGGCTGGCGTCGAAGCAATCGAGAGAGCGAGGACATTCGCATGAATCACGCAGACCGCTTGAATAAAGTGATGTATCAACATGCGAAGGGCTTACTCACCGAGGATGAGATGTGGCAGGAAATTTTAGAGATTGCCCACTCATTCCTTATCGGCGATTATCAAGTGAATGAAGGAGTATCACGATGAACGAAGACGACCTTATGGCTATCGCTCACGATATATTCACTGAAGATGAACTTGCCGAGATTCTCGACGAGGAAGATTACTTAGGCGTAGATATATCCCTAGACGCCTTGTATGATGAATTAGATGAAGAGGACAGCGACGAGGACTCAGATTGGGCTGAGTAGTTCCGCTGGTAGCCTACGCTGGTGCGTGGTTCGCAGGTTCGATTCCTGTGGTGGGCACTGTGTATGAAATTCATACACTAACTAAGCAAGGAGAATGGCATGTATCTATCAAGTGGCGACTTGTTCGCCTTAGCAATAGCACTATTCGCTAGCACTTCTGTATTGACTCTGGCTTTCCGCAGAATCTACGTGCTAGAGAAGCAAGCAATCAAGTATCGTAGGGAACTACGCCGATGAATGTAGATAGCAAGCATGAATTACTCATGATTCTTATCGGGCTAGAAAATTCATCAGACCTGATACTTAATCATGAAAGGGCAGAGGATTGGCACCAACGCTCTTTCATATCCTTATTCAATCGAGTAGCAGATGAATATAATCAGTTAGTCGAAGATGAAGAAGGCGCACAGATTAGCCTATTAGTAGAAGGGTATTAAGATGATCGAACTTCAACTAACCGAGAGACAAGCCGAGGTTATACGTCAAGCACTACGCCTTCAAGAGGAAGCGCATAAGCGCAATGACTTCGGCATACTACAAGTCGAAGCCTCTAACCTGCGCTCATATATATCGGACGCGGTAATTGACAATGCTAAGGCGGTAGTGTAGTATGGTTCCTGTAATCAAGCACTGCCTACTGTATGAAATTCATACGGTAGTTTATGAAAGGATACGATATGGAAACTGATGAGGTCCTTACTTGCGTAAGTTGCAGTAGGGGCGTAAGCGATGAAACTGAAACAGCAAGCAACGGTGATATACTCTGCCACGAATGTGTCCGAATATGTGAGCGTTGCGAAACAATCGGAAGTGTAGATGATGACTTCCGAGTGGTAGATGATACTGCTATATGGTGTGATTCATGTTCTGATTATTACGCCCGTTGGTGTGATAATTGCGAAGTGTGGCACACTGGCGACATCTACTATGCCGAGGACAGAAACGGGACTTGGTGTGACGCGTGTTGGATGGATGTTCTTACTTATTGCGAAGGTTGCGGTGAGTATTACTACGACCCTTGCGGTTGCATGGATGCAGAGGATGAACGATTCATTCATGACTATTCCTATACACCCGACTTAAAGTTCCACAATAGTAATGAGAACCCTGTTACTCCTGCCGATGTGTTATATCTTGGCGTGGAGATTGAAATCGAATCCCCCAATGGGGAATACGAAACTAGAAACAACGCTGCCGAGTATGCTTCTAACCTAGAGGATCATGGCTTAGCGTATCTTAAATCTGATGGCTCACTTGAGTGTGGCTTCGAGATTGTAACCCACCCAATGACCCATGACTACTTCAAGAATCACGCTCCCGAGTTTTGGGAAGTGATTGACGGCTTACGTAATGACTTCCGCATGAAGGCTTGGTCTGCTCGCACTGCTGGCCTTCACATCCATCTATCTAGGGCAGGTTTCAATAACGGTGCTCATATCCACCGATTCTTGCAACTCGTCTATGCTAATCCAGACTTCTATTCCAAGATGGCTGGCCGTAGTTCCGATAGATGGGCTAAGTTTGACGATATCCAACGCTATGACACCGAGAGCGATAGGTATGTCAAAACATTCAAGCATAAGTTAGCGCGGTATGGTGATAACCATTCAGACCGTTACTCTGCCGTAAATACTCTCAATCGCAATACCCTAGAGATGAGAATCTTTAGGAGCACCCTGAACTCTGACACTATCAAGTCTGCGTTAGATTTAGCACATGCCAGTGTTGAATACACACGTAGTCTTACTGTGGGTCAGATAGTAAATGGTGCACTAGAGCGTATGAAATTCATACAGTATATCCATGATAACAAGGATACATACGCTCATCTCATATCGCGCATGGACAGATTGTTCATCGCTACTCAATCAGATACAGAATAGGAGATATACTATGTGTTTACTCGCAGTATGTGAGCCAGGCTCTACACCCAAGCGCAAGGACTTGGAATGTGCCTCTTGTAACAACCCGCATGGATTCGGATATGCAGTAATCGCCAACGGTGAGATTATCACTGGTCGCGGTATGTCTGCTAAGAAGGTTATATCTGAGTTCCTATCAGTTCGCAAGCAATACCCTAATGGGTATGCCATGTTCCATGCTAGGTATGCTACGCATGGTGTCAAGAACGTAGAAAACTGCCATCCCTTCCCTGTGGGTGGCTCGACACAAACTTATCTCGCACACAACGGGATACTGGATATCAAGATTCCAGCCAATGACAAGCGTAGTGATACGCGTGTATTTGCCGAGGACATACTTCCACTCATGGGTGGCGTGGATGGTCTCGACAACGAGCATATCTGGGATATTACAAGCAAGTGGGCCAGTGGTAGCAAGATAGCAATACTCACACTCGATCCACGTGCCAAGTATTCCTGCTATATCATCAACGAATCATCTGGCCACTGGGACAATGCTGGTATCTGGTGGAGTAATACTACTTACAAGGAATCTAGTTGGTCGCAATATCTAGGTCTGCCCAAGGCCGACCCATCTGCATCCATACTAGATACCGAAACGGAATGTCCAGGCTGTGGTGCCTTCCTCTTAGAGGATGGTAATCCGTATTACTGTGAGTTCTGTATGATATGCTATGATTGCTTCGGCACTTATCAAGATGACTGCCTATGCTATCTACCCGAAAAGGATGAACACGCTTACGCTTTAAGGTCTGCTAGTGGTCAGAATGACACTTGGTTTGATTATGACAAGCCGTATACCGAATACCACAACTACTACAAGTAAGGAGCAAGGTGTATGAATTTCATACAGGCAAATGAAGTAACTATAAAAGATATCACCAGTAAATATGATGTAGACTTACGCTTCGTAGAATATAGTGGCTGGGTCAAAACCATGTTCTTTGTTGATAAAGAAAAACGCTCATATAAAGGTCGTCTAAGATGGAGTATGCAAGACGGCTACGTTATGGAATGGGATGGTGTTCCACCTACCGACCTGCTAGAACTGGCCACTAACCCCGAGTTCCCGTATATAGTTGATTGCATTACGGAAGGAGATACAGGTGAGTGACGAAGAAGAATGTGGCATGTGCGATGAAGTTCACGAAGATGGCGAATGTGGGTTCGATTATCCCGACCCTGACATTCTCTACGATGAAATGAATTCTGCTTATTGAGATTCATTAAACTATCGATGGGCCTATTCTGCCTAGGTATACTAGGCGGGGCTAGCCCACCAGGAATGCTACTTATAATACTACTAATATATATATGGGGGGTGTTAATATGATAGAAGGTGCTTGTAGGGGACACGATAACCCCGACTTATGGTTCCCTGAAATAGGTCGTGGGACTTTCGGTATGAAAGAAAAGTTACAGCAATTAGCAAAAGAATGTAACGTTGCTATGGCTATATGTAAATCTTGCCCTGTAAAAACTGAATGCCTTGAAGAGGGCATGAAGTTCGAGAATAGAAGTTATGGTATATGGGGCGGGCTTATGGCTGGTGAACGATTGATCGAAGCAGGTGAGCAACCTGATTCTCATCATAGGTCCACCCCCCAAGGGGATGCCCTTAATATGCTATACAAGTTACAACCTTACCTAAGGAGGTAGTGTATGAAATTCATACGCCCTGTAATACTCATGCTAGCAATCTTATTCATTATTCTTGGTGTCAATAAAGTTGGTGAGCCCAAGAGTAAAGAAACTAGAGCATGGACAGTAGAAGATAGTAAGGCTTATGCTAGGGATCAAATACAAGTATATGCAGATAAACAATGGGCCTGCTTAGATAAACTATGGACAAGAGAATCAAACTGGCGAAGGGAAGCATACAATGACGTAAAAGTAATGGGCAAGAATGCTGGTGGCATACCGCAGATACTCGATATGTCGCCTAAACTCAAACCTACCTATCAGATTGATAGAGGGTTATCCTATATCGAATACAGATATCTCACGCCTTGTCAGGCCTGGAAGCATCACATAAGGAAGGGGTGGTATTAAATGAAAGATGTGTTTAGAGTCGGTGGTGTAGATACCGACAAGTTAAAGAATACCGCTATGGACTTACGCGGTGAACCAATCAAGGTATGTATATGCGGTTCCAAGGTATGGAATCTGCAAGTTATGTGGGATGACGACGACAACATAGGCATGTATTTCATGAATATGTGGTGTCCGTTATGTGATAGCGTAGCAACAGCACCAACAGTGGAGAATGATAACGATGCCGAACTATGAATATAAATGCACTAAATGCGAAACATCCGAGGACCACTATAGGTCAATAGACAATAGGGACGACACGCCTAAATGTCAATACTGTCAAGAAAAAACTATACGGGTCATACTAGCAACACCTGCTCAGTTCAAGGGTAGCGGGTTCTATTCAACTGGAGGATAATGGAAGAGTCAATAGAAGATCAAGAACTACGAGCAAAACTAATCGCTGAGATAAATCAATCACTAGATATCATCAGTAAGAACTTGGAAGAACTGCAAGAATAAGTGTATGAAATTCATACAGGGGCTGGCCAGCATATCGCTGGCTGGCCCTTTTTAGTTTGTGTTGGATTTTATTCTAGTTCAACTATTGGGACTTCTTCAGTTGCTTCTTCTTGGCCAACTGTATCTTCATCACGGTAAGGCTTGTATCCACCTATATGATTTAGCAATCTACGAATGGCTCGGTTACAACGCATTCTAGCGGCATCTTCACTAGGTATATCCAACTCCTTGGCTATCTCAGCAAATGGCATAGCCTCAGCATACTTAAGGAATAGGATACGTCTATCTTCCTTATTTAATTTCCAATAACCATAATCAACTTCGATCATGATAACTGTAATGTTACCACCTTCAGCAGGCGCGGATGGGCGAGACGGACCGCCTAGATTAAGTTGATGGGTAACACCAATCTCTCCACGCAATACTGAAGGCAAGATTGCTTCGACTAATTCTGTATCATAGTAGTAGTTATCTGACACCTCGTAGCCTATTGACTTGGCCTTCCACCGCTGGCAGTAATCCAAGGCCTGGTTACGAAGTGAGCGATATATAAGGTTTTTAGCGTCCTTCATGCCGATTGCTTCCCAAGTATCTAACTTGTTAGGATGTTCAGCAAACCACTGATACAATGATTGCTTAATGTCTTCGAGTTCAACCATGTCATACTTCTTATGGTATTCGGCTGCCACACCAACGACTACATAATCCCAAGGCTCTATACGATTCCAGTCAATCATTTCCTTTACTACCACTTCCAAGTCTTTCCATCAACGGTGAATGAATTATTTACAATTGGAACTAACTGAGGTATTACTGTCTTACCATCAACCTTTAAGATACCAAAGCCTTGTTGCCAAGTGAACAAGCCAGCCTTAATATATTTTGCATTACGATAATCCATTAGGTTCCCGAGTTCCATACCCCACACTGTGCGTGGCTTGCCACCACGATATGTTTGAGTCTGATGTGTCAGCCCCATACGGTGCGTGTGTCCGCACACTACTGACATACCTGAACGCTTGGCTAAGCCTAGAGCAGTTGCTCCTGCAGTAGGTTGAACGTTGCCTTCATCTCCGTGCATTAGAAGCCAACCTGGAGCCAGTTCATAAGGATCAGCGTGATATTGTATCTCAAGTTCTTTCAAACCTAAAAAGTTTTCTAATTGTAATTCAGGTAAGCCAAGTAATCCTGGTGCTCTCATAGCAACAGTGTTGAATAATCTATCAGTATGATTACTACGCACCATGTGCTCAACAGTTAAGTCATATAGAACTTGACGAGTTAGGTCTCTATCACGACCAATGGAGCGTTCAAACTCTAGTTCAGTTCCCTTACTCCATTTCGAGATTGTCTGCATATCCATTTCATCACCACAAGATACAACAGTATCAGGTTGGTATGCCTTAATGAATCTAGCGACAGCCTTGGTTGCTTCTACATCGTGGTAAGGCACCTGCAAATCGGAAATGCAAACAATAGTTTTCATTACTTTGCTCGTCTCTTATTCTCTTTGGCGACATTCTTCTTTTTAGATAGTATGCCTAAGTTAGATATTCTATCGCTACCTTTACGACCACCATTATCTTTATGGTCTACTTCTTGGTCACGCTTTAACTTCTTGCCAGTAGCCTTCTTGTAATCAAGACGTGCCTTGTTGGTAGATGTTGTTTCAGTAGTGCCATCTTTCTTCTTGCGCTTAATGACATAGATTGGTCTGCCACCATTTTGTTTGCTACCTTTATAAGGTCCAAAGATTTTCATTTATCCCACTTTCCTCTCAAGACTAGCAATCCGATGATTGCGTAGTTAGCCATATCCTTGAATGAATCTTCCAAACTTTCGTGCTCTGGATTTTTATTCTCATCTACTAAGTTATTTATACGAGCCAACTTATCGTGCATTCTTACTCGGAGGCCGTTAAGTGCACCCCCAGGTGCGTTTGAGATGTTGCTTGGGCCGTAATCTTTATGCTTGGATAGAAGTAAATCTTCCAACTCGGTGTAAATTAAAGTCACATCACTTACGAATCTGCTCTCAGCATTTTTCTTCCTTGCTTCAGCATACTTCTCATCCTCTATTGGTTTAGGCTTAATAACGGCACGTCTAGGGTTATTATCAAAGATTTGTTTTCCACTTGGTATTGTTTCACCTGGATACCTTGGTTCCTTAGATGTTCTATAATCTGCCATATTTCCTCATTCTCCATTCTTTGTTTCATCTATTAACTGCTTCAATTCCTCGTCGATGTTAGCCATGTTTTGATCTACTACTATGTCTTGAATAATATCTTTCATTGCTCCTGGATTAGTTTCGGCTGCATATAATGTTGCGTATGTAGTTTCACATATATCCTTTACTTGCTTCTCATCACCTGCTACACCATAGATACAACGTAGTAAAGAACCTATCATGAGTGAATACCCATTTGGTAATATTAACTTAGGGTCAAACTCTGATTCACTCTCTTCTAGTAAATGATCTGTTGCATCGAAGATGTTCTCAAACTCTTCGTGGCAAACAGGACAAGGTGGAATCTTATTCATTTAGTCCTGCTCTTTCTCTGATATAATCTGCTCCATATTTTACGTAGCAACTATTGACATCCTCACCATCAGGCATTGTTACAATCGTAACTGGTAACTCTCTGGCAAGGCTAGTGGCAAACTCTTTTCCTGGTTGGTCTCCATCTGAAAAGACAAATATTCGTTCAAAATCTGCAAGAATTCTATTGTAATGTTTTTTCCAACTGTTAGCACCAGGAACCCCGATGCAAGGAATGCCAATACAATGACTAAGAGTGATAGTATCCAATTCGCCTTCACACACACCAATCCAATCGCCTGCTCGCTCAGTATCGATTACATTATACATTCTAGTTTCAACACCAGTCATACCCATATACTTCGGTTCAACAGCAGGATTAAGACTGCGAAAACGCAAGTCGACAACACCAGTCTTGGTAATATACGGTATGGATAATCTTCCTTGGAATGCTTCGTGTCCAACCTCAGGCTCCAAGACTACGCCTAATCGTGCCACCCGAGCCACCTCCCTTGTTATACCCCGACTTGCTAGGTAGTCTTCGGCCAGATGAATATTTGCCGCGTATTTGAGTGTTGCTTTGGCCAGTAATTCCCTCTGCGAAAGATTTTGCTTCACGTATATCAACCCTTTCCTGTTTGGCTATGATTTGCAAACTGTTGCCTTGCATACCACACGCAAAACAATTAAATATATTTTCTCTTGTATTGAAACTAGCACTAGCGTGGGAGTCATCGTGGAACGGACACTTGATATTAACTTGCCCTGTTGTTCTACGAACTACTGCACCATAGTGCTCTAGCACTGTTACTATGTCTGGTAAATCATTATCAGAATACATCGCCTAACCTCAATACTAGATATGCATCGTCTATGGACTTGCCTCTTGCTTTAATTACCACTGCTGGTAAGACTGCCTTGCGATCAATCTGTCTTGCTTCCGAATAATGCGCCGCTTCCGTTTGCGCCTCTTTCGTCCAACCGCTGAGGTCAATAGCGTTGCCCGCCCCTGGGGCCTTGCATTCGATAACTCCAATGTGTCCGAGAAAATCCGCCCGAACTGAAATATCTCCCTCATCTTTAGCACCAGCACGAGCAAGACGCTCAGCGTCATAGCCCCTGCTACGAAACCAATCACGAATGTCTGTTTCAAAAGTTGCTCCCCTTGCCTTGTGCGATTTTCTAGTTGTCATTTCTTTTGCACCCATACTTGATAGCCGTGCTCTAATATAACTATATCATTGCTGTGTTCTTCTAGGAACTTATCTATGGCTGGCTTAGGGCAATCTGCATTGCCACGCCACAGGTAATCATCAAAGGCTAGTATGCCACCAGATTTCAACAGTTTCCAACTGTTTGCTATATCTAAACTAACTGCCTTTTCAGTATGGTTTCCATCTATGTAAATAAAATCTACTGTATCCTCTTTTACTGTTGGCAGGTAATCTTCTGACTTGCTTTTAACTACCGCTAGATTAGGATAACTTTTGGTGCGTTCTTCATAGTAAGAAAACACATCTTCAAAATCCATCTTTTTATGCTCTTCTTCATCTGAGCCTAGCCAAGTATCAACATCAATCAGAATAGAAGATTTATTTGTAAGAATATTATCTAGCAACCATACGGTTGCGTCTCCAGTAAATGCACCTATCTGAATAAATTTTAAGTCGGGCTTACCCTTAAAATGCGCAAGGTAAGTTTTAAAGTTATACTCTGCTCCAGCAAACCAATTAGGATATGTCATAATGGTAGTAGGTGCATAGGTTGTAGGTGTGATGCAGGGACATACCAAGACTTATCGTTGTATCTAAACGCTTCCTTCTTGCATTGGCTTCCGTAAGCCCAGCCTAGGGCTCTGTAAGGAACTCCTAGCCATTCAGGTCCTACACGTCTAGTCTTATGGCGCATACCATCTGCCATCAAGATGTATACAAGTGTGTCATCATCGCGGTTGGTATATCTTAACTTGGGTTGCTCATTGAACGAGTAGCGAACTTCCCCAAGTCCAGGAATATCTAGTTCATTCTTCCACTTGTTAAAGTGGGGAACAAAATCTGTCTTACCAACCATGCGAGCAAATGCTAACTCACTACCAGCAGCAACAGCATGTTGCCATAGTTCCCAAAGATCGCCCTCTGAGTAGTTAATGTTCTTTGTAGGGTCTCCGAAGTAAGGCTTTTGACGTTGGTATCCTACCTCAACGGCGGTGGCTTCTTCTTGTGGAGTAAGTGCGTATGATGTTATCATTATGAGTTCTCTGGAATATCTTCGATATACATATACTCAGGATTGAATGCTAACCAAGTCATCAGCGTTCCACCTGCGTCTGCTCTACCGTATCGGTTTTTAACTGACGCAACACCCATTGAAGTGCCAACCGTTCCGAGTGTGCAGATAAGAGCAGGGAGTTGAGAAACTTTACCCTGGATAGCGGACCTAGGCTGGCAGGGAGTGCCTGCAATAGCCTCAGAAGTGTGGTGTAATACAACAATCGCAGCGTTAGTGGCACGGGCAAGATACTTTAACTCCTTCATGATGGCTCGCATTGACGCGAACTCTTCGCCACCATCTGTGGCTACGTCCATAAGGTTATCAAGAATGATCATTGACGGGGCACAACCCCAGACTTCTTCAAATGCTAATACTTCTTCTGATATATCTTCTAGTGTGGGTGATGATTCAAACGACCACACAATGTGGCTACCCTTTTGCAAGACAGCCTTAGTCCAACCAATATCAGTATTAAGTTTTTGCTCTACATCGCTCTGAGACTTACCAGATATCATAGAAGCCAAGCGCATAGCCATTGTGTGAGCGTTTGTGTCGGCTGATATATAGAGCGTTGGAACATTGGTCTTAAGTGCTAACGCAAGGGCAAGCGTTGATTTGCCTGCCCCTGGCGCACCTGCAAACATTGAAACCTCAGACCTACGAATTATAATCTTATTGGCTTCAAATGCTTTAAAGCAACTAGGTAGGGGTTCGCCCCCGATTGATGCTCGGCCTACTGACCTTACTAACGTTCTCATTGCTACCCCCTACCTAATATTTAAAACGGAAAGAACTCTTGTGTTAGTTCACTGGACGACATTGGTCTGCGCCCTGTGGCATCGGACATACCCACATCGCGTATGGCTTGCCCGTCTTGGCTGATACTCCCGCCTTGTATTTGCGAGCCCCGTGTTGACATGTTGGGGCTGAGGTATTTGGTGCTTCCCCCGCCTGGGTCGGAGCCGAGTATTGCGGTTGCTCTATGCTTGTAGTGATACTCGGCGTCGATAAAGGGAGTGCATTATACGCTCCTAATACCAACTTTTGAACTGACGCAATTTGAGTTGCATAGTCACCAACTCCTTCAAGTAATACACTGAGTTCATCAGATGTATTGGCGCGGACATTTATCATGTCCCCTGACGGTGTTTTGTAGGACACCTGCAGTTTCCATTCTTCGCTCATTTATCTTCCTTCTTTGTCGAGAACTGACAGAACTGTGTGAGTCCACACCGATACTGGCAGTTATTAGTGTTTGGTAGAAAAATCTGAGCCTTACGGGCTCTATCGAAAGTATCAACTAGATACTCCATCTTGTCTCTACTGTATTGACGCAAGTCAATCATAGAGGCTGTGCCTGAGTCACGGGACATATAGTAGTTGCCCCAGTTAACCTCAATGCCAAACTGTTGTTCTAAGCCCATCTTGTAAAAGCCTAGTTGCAGACTGCTAGTTGGTAGTTGCTGTGATGTTTTAAGATCAACCACTACAAGTTGCCCATTGACTTCAAACACTCGGTCAATAATCATCTTGATAGTAACACCATTAACAACAGGCATTAGTGCAAGTTCGATTGCAGGAATCCCTTGCGGGGTTGTCCATATCTTCCACTCAGGGTTGGCCTTACGCCAGTTGATATAGTTCTGAACCCAAGTTGGACCAGTGCTCTGCCAAAAGTTTACATCTTCCTTGTTAGGGTTAGCCTTAGTAGCACGACCACCTACTCTAGCATTAGTTAAATCTATATCACCTTTGGACTCAACCCATGCTTCATCCCATAATTGTCTTACTGGGTCTTGCATCATAGTGTGCTCTTATCGTAGTTCTCACAAGCAAGGTGAAAAGCAGAACCACCGACCGACCAAACCGATGGTTCTTCTTGCTTCTGGAGTAACCTACCCAAGTAGTATTGGTAGCCACAGTCAATGAACGTAGTGATAGCCGAGTATGAAATGTGCTCGGGCAGCGTGTATTCTTCAAGTTGGATTGTCATAGGTGTATTATGACCCATAGGGTCTGATAATGGAACTTTACTGGGACCTCCTATAAAGTTGACACTTCTCAGTTGGTATGAGTATAATTAATCTATAAGATATTATATGATATAACGAACGCTTTAAGGCGTTCGTATATAATATATTATAATATATATAATATATATCTCTAAGGAGTAATATGTCCGATTTATTTCTACCAGTCTTTTACGCAACCCTAGCATCGGGTGTGGCAATCCGAGTCGCCGAAGAGTTGATTAATGAATACCGACGTCGCCGAGAAGAAAAACAGTTGGCCTACGTCCTAGATATCTTGGAATCTGCCGAAGAATATGATCCCGATTAACCTCCAGAAATGACAAAAGACCCCCTCGCCCTAGTATAATCACTAAGGTAAGGGGGTTTCGTCGTTCTAAGGGGCGTTTAAAGCCGTTTAAGGGCTATTTCTTGGAGCCTAGTCCAAACTCTTTTTCAGTCTTATCTGCCCATTTGGCTAATGGTGCAGCAACAGAGCCAATGAAGATTGCGTATTCAGGTGCAACATCGGCAGCCAGAGCAATAGCCATAGTTACTGCTGATGCTAGAACAGCCCGCAGGTAGGACATAAGAGCAGCCTTGGTCTTAGGGCTTTTTAGTTTATTGATTAGGTCATTCATTTCTTGCTCCATTTCGGTCTGCCATACCCTACGATAAAGACCGTAAGTTGGCGTTTATTGTTTGCCTTATACGCACGAATGCGCTCAGCAACTTCACCCCCATTGGCTTGTGAGCCTTTGGGCTTCTTTTCTGGTGAGGTGTTACCCTCAATAGTAGTTACCGTTCCATCGCCATTATCCTTGAGGATGATACCAACGTGGTCTACCTTCTCGCCTCCAGGGAAGTCAAAGAAAACTATGTCGCCAGGCTGTGGCTTCTCGGTCGCCGCATTAAACCAAGTGCCTAAGCCTTGGAATCCTGACTTGCCAGCAGGTGTGTAAACGCAGTTAGGAATCTTTATCTTGGCTTTTGTAGCACACCAATTGACAAAGTAACCACACCAAGGTTGTCCGTTGTTCTTGTTGTATTTAACCTTGTTGCCTTCTGCTTCGGCTACGCCGACTTCAGCCTTGGCTATCTCTAGGAATGTTTCTACTTGACTCATTTGCGGTCCAACAACATATCTATGATTTCGTCAACGCGCTTTTCTAATCGGTTCACTTGATCTTTTAGACTACCGCCACCATTGGGACGAAGTTCGTAAAGAAAGTGTTTTACCAACCATCTGATCGCCCCAGCGAATGCTGTGACAATTGCAATGATTGCTACGATTAGTGATGCCCAGTTGGCGATTGTCATTATACTGTCCTAATGGTTATGTCAATGACCCCACCAAAACCGTCAAATCGCTTATCAGGTGGCGTCATACGAGTGAATGAAGTTTGCTCAATAACAACTTGACGCTGCTCGCCAGTAGTTAGGTCTTGCCAGGTAAGAACATCTCCATTGCTTTCTAACTCTTCAAGAGCCAAAAGACGGGTCTGTGCTTTACCTTCGTAACCAACTTGAACATTGTATCTATCTGTTTCAACATCAAAGCAATAGACTGGGAACTTCATAATGCGCTGACGTGGTGTAGCGATTGTTGCCTTAGCCTGATAGCCCTTGAATATAGGACCAGCAGATGTAGTTGTTGCATCACGATTAAGAATAAATTTATAGGCTACATATTCCTGGGCTGTAGCAGGTTGAGAGGTAGTAACTTCAATAGGAAAGATAACAGAGTCATATGTAATGTGGTCATACTCAGTTCCATCTTTGTCTACAGTTTCAAGAGTCATTGAACCTTTATTGTAATCACCACGCGCCAGAAGGCGCTTAAAGTTTTTAGGTTCTAATGTTGCGTAACGAATGTAACCACTGGTTATATAGCCAGTAGAAGTTAATGTTGCACTTGCTTCTATGTTGATACTGCCAACTTTATTCACTTTGCCGACAGGTGATACAGCAGTAGATGCTACGTTAGAAGCAGTTTTTGCATAGGTAAATGTTGTAGTAGTTGGCACTCCAGTAACTGTATACTTACCATTAAATGTGGAGTCAACGCCTTCTACCCATACTTCATTACCAACGGCTAGGTTATGTGCTGCAGATGTAGTTAAGGTAGCTACGTTAGTTGTGAGTGCTTTGTTGCTTACTGAACCAGCATTAAGAGCTGTAGTGGCAAACACTAATCGTTCTGTTAAACCAGAAAATGCACAAGTTGTTGTGCTATATCCACTAGTTCCGCTGACATATAAATCATTAGCATAAGCAAAACGCAAAGGCTCTATCTCGTTACTAAGGTCAATACGGATAACTCCAGGTGCTCCATCCACTCCAGTTGCACACCATATATAGTGGTCACGAGCTGCAAAGTCATAGCAAGGTTGAGTAGTTTCTACAATAAGTGGACCGTATCCAATAGAACCATCTTGGTCTGAAACGGTTGCTGCACGAATACCCTTATTGGTTCCTATCATCATATAGCCAAGATAGTAATAAATCTTATGGATAATCTCACCGACTGGCATTTCTGCTGCAGTTATCGCCGATGTAAGAGTTGGCATAACACCAGCAGTGCTGAGAGTAAACTTGAATATACTTGACTGTGTTCCACTATAACCTGCTACATAGATGGCTGGACCAGAGGCGGTAATACTTGAGAATACAATATCGGTATCGCTGTGTGTATATAGTGCAGAGGTTAAGTTAGTTGCGCTAGAAGAAAACTCATATACCTTGTTATTAGCAGCCATAACAATACGGTCTTTAATATATTCCATTACTGCATTAGTTACAGTAATTCCATTTTCCCTAAACATAAAAGTTTCAGCAACTGTAGAATCGGCAGTTAATGCTTTTTTATAGACGTGTAACTTGTTGCTACCAGAGTGAACTACGTTGGTAACCCAATAAGCATTAGTGCCATCATCACATATAGCGTATACAGCGCTATCTGTGCCAGCAATATAGTCTACAAAGTGAGTAACTGTTCCATCTTCTGCAATCTTGTCTACATCATACTCATCCCATAGTAAGACACCATTGGTTCCGCCATACTCAATAGAACGAGCAATCTGAAATGGTTTACCATTAGTCTGTATTGGACCAGTTGTATAATGTGTAGTAGCAGTATCTTTGAGTAGGGTTACTTGTCCCTTAGTCCAGACATTGACACCCTTGCTATCTGTGAACCTATGTGCCACTGTTTCACCAGCAGATGGGTCATAAAATTTAATACCAGAACCACCGTGAAAAGATGACTGACTTCTTAGCCACCAACCAGTAAGTGATTGCTCACCTGGTTCTGCCCCGTTATCAAATTGTTCCTTACGGAATGGAGCAGTCTGCCTAATGTAAGGACGTGAGTCATTGATAGCATAGAAGAATGGCAAGCCACCTAGTGCAACGTCATAGGACTCATTTGTATTCTGCCAGATTCCTCCAGTAGATACGATTCCAATATCAGTCGCAATTGCTAAACCAACGTCTGGTGTGGACGAGCCACGTCCTTCGGTTATATCTCTACCCGCCAAGGCACACCTCCATCAAATAGTTTTGGGTATTGCTTACTTGCTTAGTGCAGCGATTTCTTCTGCTGTTAGTCCTAGTGCTGCTAACTTAGAGTGTGCTGCTTTTTTGGCTGCAGCGACTGCTGCATCTGCTGCTTCTCTGGCTACGCGGTCTACTTCAGCCTGAACCTGTGCTGTTTCTAATGCAAGAATTTCTGCATCAGTTAATTCTATTTCTAAAACTTCTCCAGTTATGCAGTTAACTTCTACACGTGTTGGTCTAGTCATTTGTATCTCCTTATTGTAGTTTTAATTATGCCCAACTTATAGTTCCAGTGCCAGCGGTTATTGTCGTTACCTTAAAACCACCAGAAGGTGATGGTGTTGAACCTGTTAAACCAGCACCAATTGTAATTGTTCTGCTGTCAGGATACTTAAGTATTACTACACCTGAACCACCATTGCCACCATACTGCCACCATCCACCACCACCACCAGTATCAACAAAAGTTCCTCCACCGCCACCGCCAGTATTTGCAGTTCCAGGAGCGCCGTTTACGTAACCCGCACCTGGTTGAGTGCCTCTGTCATAGTTACCAGCACCACCACCACCAGTTGCTGTGCCACCAGAGGTTCCACCACCACCACCTCCACCACCAGCGTAGGTTACAGAAGTTCCAGTTATAGAAGATGCTGTTCCCGCACCGCCTGCGCCACCAGCACCGCTAACACCATTAGCGCCTGTTCCACCAGCACCACCACCACCACCACAAGATGAACTTGTGCTAGCGGTATAAGAGGTTCCAGTTCCACCATTGTTGCCTTGACTTGGAGAAGTTGAAGGAGTATTTCCAGCACCGCCAAATATACCTGTGTTATTGCCACCACCACCACCTGAGCCACCAGTGCCACCACTAACATTATATTTAGCACCAAATCCACCACCAGTTGAAGTTATGGTAGAAAATACTGAGTCAGAACCAGAAACTCCAGATGTATTTGAAGCAGTTGAACCTGCTCCACCTGCACCAACGGTTACAGTAAAACTTGTTCCAGTAAAAAGTTGAGAAAATGTAGAGGTTCTAAATCCTCCAGCACCACCTCCACCACCACCTGCGCCTGTGGCAAACCCACCACCGCCACCGCCGCCTCCTGCAATAACTAAATATTCAACAGAAAATGGCGGAAGGTTAGTAGTTAAAAAGTTTTCATACTTCTGTAGGTTAGTAAAACTAGAGCCTGTCTTAAGACTGGTAATTGCCATAGTTTCTCCTTATGAGTTCTTGATGCCGTATAAATAAAATGATGAGCCTGTATCAATAGAACCTGTGCCGCCTTGAGGTGTCATTGTTAAACTTGTGATTGCTGCTGTGTTTGACCAAAGTGAAGCAGCAATAATTTGTTGAGCGTTGCCATTATTTTCAGTAACGGTATCGGTAGAAATAGGTTTGTAATTAGAAGAAGCATAACCAGCAATGTATAAATCTCCAGATGAAAATGTATTAGATGTGGTGTTTGAAGGGTTTTGCAAAGCACCAAAACCATTAGTGTCAGAATAGGAATAGGCTGCGTTTGAAAATGTATAAAGAATAATTGCTGAAAAAGATGAGGAAGAACCATTAAAAGTTACTAGCACATTTGATTGATTTGTTACTGTGCTTCTTATACTTGACACCAATTTCAAATCTGTATAAGTTCCTGGAATAGCAGAAAACGTAACGCTTGCAGCCGATGAGGTTAAAGTCTTTGCTTCAATCAGAGTATATGTATTAGCCATTATGCCGCCGCGATTCCGTAAAGGGTAAAGGTAGAACCAGAGTTAAATGTGCCTCCGCTTAGCAAAAGAACCATAGAAGATATTGCCTGAGGACTGGCTCGCCATAACGATACATAAGATGTAACGGCAAAGGATGGACCATTTCGGCTAATGATTGTCTTGTAAGTTGTGGTGTTCTTGTAATTCATTATGTTTGCAGCAAAATAGGTTGGGTTCGTTGCGCTAATGTTTCCTGTTACGGCAGAAGTTTGACCAGTTGCTCTGGCAGTAGCAGCAGATGAGCCATCACCATAAAGAACGGTATGTGAATAATTTGAACCTGTATCTCCATTGAATTGTAATCTTAGTTCCTGATTAGCCGATGACCCTGTGGCATTACAAATAAGAACTAAATCTGTGTAAGTTGATGGGATAGAACTAAAGGTTACTGTTGATGCACTAGAGCCTAGTGTTTGGGTTGTTATTGGTTCGTAAGTTGTTCCAGCAGCCATTGTCTATGCTCCCTTTATTCCGTATAGAGCGAAAGATGAGTATTGATTAAAAGTTCCAACGGCGGTAACAGTTATTGAAGTAATGGCAGAAGTAGAGAGCCATAAGCCAGATGTTAAAGATGCGTTACCAGAACCGTTAGCGTCATAACCTTCTAATGTTCGTGTAGTTTTGTATTTATTTGTGTTTGCATAATCTAAAATATCCATAATTCCAGCAACGGGAGCAGTTGTAGAACCTTGAGTTAATGGAAAATATATTTTCGTGCCATCATAAGCGGATTGTGTCGATGAACCATTACCTGTTAACCAGTGTGTTCCGCCATTTGCTCCATTGAAAGTCGTTGTTGCTGACTGGGCTGTGGTGTTAGTAACTGCCATTATTCTTAATTGTAAATGCGTGAAGGTGCCAGGAATTGAACTAAAAGTTACACTTGATACGCCACCTGCGCCGACAGTTGTGGTTGCAATAGATGCAAAAGCGCCTGGGTCAAAGAAAGCATTCCCCGCAAGTAAAGACCTACTCTTGGGAAATCCCTGCAGTATAGATGATGTCTTTACGCGGGAGGTTGCCATTGTTTAGGACTCATCTCCGTAAGCGTGGAATGAAAGTGTTGCAGTTGAAGCATAGACAGTAATAACATCTGTTGTTGCCAATGTGATACCTAGTGTTAGAGCAGTAGTATCAGAAGCACCTACAGTTACATCATAAGCAACATAGTGAACTGCTGCCAATGTAGCACCTGCTGGACGCACTGCTATACGGAATGTTGCAGCGCTTGCTGCTTGATTACATATAGTTAAAGTTGAAACAACCGCGCTCTTAGCAGAAGGAACTGTGTATAGAGTTGTTGCTGTTGTTGCCGATGGATTACTTTGTCCAAGAACTTTTTTTGCCATTTGTATTTCTCCTTAGTTTCTTAAGCGCCCATCATCATAAAGATGTCAGCCGTTGGGTCAGTTGTTACGGTTGCCCAAGATGCTGTGCTTCCGTCTGTTGTTAGATATTTACCTGCGTTGCTAGCCTGAGAAGGAACTACATATTGAGTTGAATCAGTAGCGACCAAAGTCTTGCTAGATGGGATAAGAGTTCCGTTGATGCTAGTTGCTGTTGCTATGCCCAATACTGGGGTAACAAGAGTAGGGCTAGTATTCATTACAAAGGTTGACCCAGTTCCAGTCTGAGCAGCAACAGATGTTGCTGAACCTGATGATGTGATGGGACCAGTTAGGTTGCTAGGAGCAAGAGTTGTATTATCAAGATAATTTTTTGTAACAGCATCTTGTGCATTTGTTGGGTCGCCAAGACCTGTAATTTTATTAGTTCCCATTGCAAGAGCACCAGACATCGTAGAGCCAGACTTGAGGACTACAGTGTCTGAGAAGTTTGCTGTATCTGCTAGGGCAGCAGCAATCTCATCAAGGGTATCAAGAGTAGATGGAGCACTAGCAATCAAGTTGCTGATGGATGTGTCTACATAAGCCTTGGTTGAGGCATCTGTATTAGATGTAGGTGTGGCAAGGTTGGTAATCTTCTGGCTATTCAAAGATAGTGAGCCAGTAGGCGCAGCCATTTGGTCCAAGCGAGATGTGCGAACCTGGGTATCAAAGTCAGATACTGTGTTAGCAGTCTGTGTTCCAGTGTGGTTAGCGCGAGCAAAAGGGTCGGCAACTAACTTGGCTGCAGTGATAGTTCCATTTGCAATATCTCCTGCAACAATGGTTCCGTCAGTAATCATTGCTGAGGTGATACCAGTGATGGTGTTGCTTCCAGCGGCAATAATTTTATTGGTTAAAGTCTGACTATCAGTGGTTCCTACTACAGAACCTGAAATACCGTGAACTCCAGTGCTTGCCTCAATGTGGTCATTGGCTTCTTGGTAATCTCTACCGATTGCCATATGCCGCACTACTGCTCCAGCAGAGTGAGCAGAACCAGTGCCAGGAGATGCTGAGTCAATACCTCTAGCAATTGTTAGCGTGTTACCAGATGAGTATAGGGTAACGTTTACAATTTCTTCAAGGGCTGTATCAGGGTCAATAACTACTGTATAGGTCTGTGTGCCAGTAAGTGTTTTACCACCCATAACCGCTGCACCATTGACTACTGTCATTGTTCCAGCCGTAGAGGTAATAGGGGCGCTCAGTGTTGTTTGCTGGGCTTTTGAGGAATATTTTCTAGTTGTCATTTATTTACCTATCGGCTGTAATGGACGCGGATTGGATAGAGCGTTTGTTGTCTTTGGGTTTCTTCGTTTAAGCGTTGTGTATATAGAGCGTAAAGTTGTTTAGTTGCCGATTGAGATGATCCGTATGGACGCTTAGCGTCTGTTTCGTCTGCTTGTGGGCTAACCTGTGCAGCACGTGCTGGGTCAAGGTAGGTAAGCAAACGATAGGAAGCCCCAAGAGTTACAACATCTTTGCAAGATTCTGGCAAGCCAGTTTGTGTTGAGAAGTCTTGAGCGTTAGTTGTAAATGCTTCTGGGTCTGTAGCGTAGATAACCTTTACGGTTCTGCCAGGGGTAATGTAGTCACCAATGGTTATGGTTTGGGCATTTGCTCCGAAGGCTGTAGCATCTGCTAATGAATCCCAAGACCAACGACGGACAGGAATCCATTCCTCAGATGGGCCAACTGATTGCCACATAATGGTTAGGATGTTTTGGATATTCAAATCATTGAAATCATAAGTTGTCTTAGCGGCGTTAAAAACAAAGGTAGTTGACTTAGCAGCAAAGATGCTAGAGCCAACGGCTCTGATAGTATCGTTGATTGCTTTCTTAATTACATAGCGTGGAAATGTTGGTGAGATAGTAACCTTAAGGTCAGCAGCGTGAGTAGCAGCAGTAGTTCCTAGGTAGCCTCTACCGAAGGGAGAGATAGTTGCAGTATTAGAGATACGGTCAAATGAATCAATCCACATCAACTCTTCTTCAATTTCAATTACACCCTTACCTACGTTGTCAGTAGAACCTAGGTCAAGAATGGTAGGTGATGCACTAGTTGATGTTGTTGTAGAAACAGCAGTGCGAAGATATGTGGCTCTATCTTGATTAAAGGTATAACCTGAAAGGTTGAGTTGAACCTCATTGATTAGATCAGTTAATGTGGTTGTCATTACTACCCCTTAATTATCTTGTGTGAATCATCTAAGCAAGACCAGGTGCAAAGTTCCTCATTGAATAAAACTTTTTCAGGGTGGCAAGTTGGCTTAGGGGCAATGAATGCGTCACGGTATGAGTCATATTCAAAGCCTATGCCAGCATAGTTTTTTCTAAAGCCATTGGTTGCAGCGTTGTATGAAGTCCGCTTGCAAGTCTGACCTCTGAAGTTGCCATACCAAGTCTCAGGGGCTAAGCCCTCAATGAGTTCTGTTTCATCTATACCGACGATTACCTCGGTTACTGTATTGTTTTCATCTAAGAATGCATAATGCGCCATTATGACCAACTCACATTTCCTGTGCCTGAAGTTATTGTTGTTGTTTTAAATCCACCTGAAGGTGCTGGTGTAGAGCCTGTTAGTCCCGCACCAATAGTTATAGTTTTTGTATCAGGGTATCTAAGGATAACGATACCTGAACCGCCTGAACCGCCAGGTTGGGCTTCTCTGTTTCCGCCACCACCGCCGCCTCTGTTTGCGACTCCGCTTCCCCCTGTGCCGCTAGTAACACCTATACCACCGCCACCAGTTCCGCCTGTGCTATTCCCAGCGTCACCAGAACCACCGCCACCACCGCCGTAAACTGTTCCTAGAACTGTTACACCGTTACCACCATTACCAGGGGTTGCTCCAGAACCATTGCCACCGACAGCACCAGTTCCTCCACCTCCACCAGTTCCCCCACCGTTACCAGCCTGAGCACCAGTTCCTCCAGCGTAGCCTTGGTTAGCAGTTCCTGC